TTCATTGTTTCATACAACGTTTCATCTAATACAGATAATAAATCTTCTTCAAATTCTATTCTATTGATTGTAGTTAAATCTCCCATATTTACATTCGACGTAATTCCACCGCCTGTTAAATACTTTACAATTAATGTACTACCGGCTGCTGGAGCTATTCCAAATGTATTTGTTTTTAAAAAGTTAGATGGGTCAATACCCTGATTTAATCTTTGTACCGAATTGGCTAAACCAAGTCCTACATTTTTGGTGTTTGGCAAAATAGTTTCATCCGGCATAGTAACATCTCCATTTCCAAATTGTAAATTCATTGTATTATCTGAATTTACTTTTACCGAAAATCTTCTTGGTACTTTTTGTACTTCTAAGATATATGGTACATCATTTGAATATGAATTTAAATCACTATTAGATTCTATGTTAGAATTTTCTACAAATATTGTTTCTTGTGCCAAATATGGAACTTCATAATATTTGTTATTTCCATCTGTTACCGATGTTATTTGTATTACATTTGTATCAGGCAATGTTATATATGGATAATCGCCTGTGGGAACTGATAAATTAATTTCCGATTCTCTGGCTGATATTGCTTTTACTTTTTTGGTTATTAAATAAAATGTAGGAGCTCCAGTAGTAGTATCTCTACTATGTACATCAATTTCTCTACTACCAGAATTTGCAAAATCAACTGCATCTATTGTTCTAAATGTAACACTACCATTTGTAGTAGATGTTATTTCCATACCATCTTTTATTTTTAAATAATAACTATCATCTGGTTCGTATCCACTACCTCCACCTATATTTTTAGATGGTACTAATTGATAAACAGTCATGGTAGTAACCGCAGGAGCTGTTACCTTTGGTTTATATCCCATTGCTTGTGCCAATGCTACTACGTTTTTACGTTCAGTAGCATGTGATAACATTGATTCTTTTAATTGGGTATCTTGATAAAATGAAAGTACATCTCCAATATATGATGCCATTTCAATAAACACCATACCAGGTGAAGCTTCATTAAAATCCGAATATGTGTTTGGAAAATATGTTTTAGCATATTGGATTAGATTATCTCTTAAAGAATCAAAATCCTTACCAACATAATTTATATTCTTAGAATTTCCCCAAGATTTTTTTATACTCTTTACTGCCATTATTAGTTATTTACATTTATTGTTACCGATTCGGATAAATTTCTATTTGATTTTAATGAAAAATTAATTTCTACTCCGAATTTATTTGCATCTTTATATTCATCATTGTAATCTACAATGATTTCATTTATTTCTAAATAAGGTAACCAAATATTAACTGCTTCACTAATTACACGTTCTACTTCGTAATCAATTTCACCATCTACAATTTGTTCAAAAAGTATTTTCCAAATATCACAACCAAATTCGGGTTGAGCTACTCTCTCTCCTTTTTTTGTTAAAATCAAATTAGTTAAGTTAGATTTTGCTTGTGTTAATGTTGTAAAATTTGTAGCAAATACACCACCTGCATTGGAAGTTTCGTTTATACCAATACCCAATACTTTGTAATCATTGACTACTAAATCGGTTACATTAATTTTACCTAACTCTATTGCCATTATTTAAATCTCTTTACTAATTCTGAATAATCTCTTGTCAATGCTTTTATCGTAGCATCTTGTAAACCATCGCCGGTTGATTCAAAATTTGGAGTACCAGCTGGTACGTTTACATCTCTGTAATCTAATGTTTCCCACTCATCTGCATCTACTCTTAATTCCGGTTTAATCATATCCAATACACTACTTACTGATTGAGCTCCTTCTTTACGTTGTTCTGATGTAAATGGTTGAGTCATATTCAAAATCTCATTTATCATTGGGTCTTTTGTAAATTCTTTTTGTGTTCTTTGTGGTTGTTGTACAGTTTGTTGTCTTTTAACCGGCGTAGGGGTAACGTCTGTCATCTCTCTCAATGATGGAGTAGATGGTTTTTTTTGTGAGTTTAATGTAACCGCACCAGATTTAATTAATTTAATTAATTCTTCTTTAACTTGCGTTTTTACTTCATTCTTAACCACTTCCTTAATTAGTGATACTAAAATGTCTGATTTCATAAAATTATTGTTCTGTTTGTTAATAAATATTGAAAGATAAAATTAATACAATGACTATCCCATTATAGTATAGCCCGACCAATTTAATACCGCAGGAGCGGGTGGAGCAGGTGGTGGGTATTGTGACATTACTGCTAATGTACCTCCGGCTCCCATCAAATGTAATTTAGCTACATTTACAAATGGATTAATTAACATATTTGTTCCAAAACTAAATACAATGGTTGGTGGAATAAAATGTATATTTGGTATTTTTGGTATTTTATCTTTAATTAAATCATATGCCATAGCCAATAGTTCTTCTTTTGTTGGCGTTGCATCATCTATCATTTTTTGTAATTCTTCTTTGGTAGGTATTGTTGGTATACTAATACCCGGTAGTTGTATATCCGGCACTACTCCATCTATTGTATCTTTTACAAATTTCTTTATTTCCTCTTTGGTTGGTTTTGGGTTTGGAATACTATTGGCCAATTCTACTGCCGTAGTAACTGCTGCTATTATGGGTGCCAATATCGTTGCTTCAATTGGTATTATTAATTGTTTTTTTAATTCTTCAACTGCTACTTCAATTAATTTATTTTTAGCTTTTTCAATTATATCTTTCTTTTTAGGTAGTTCTGGAAATGGAAATTTAATAGATTTTTTTATTTGTGAGCCAATTGATGGTTTCTTCTTTTTAGCTTGTTTAACTTTTTGAATAATTGTTTTTCCAGCTTTAATTGCAGGATGTTGAGCTATCTTTATATCAACGGGTTCTTTTTTTAATATTTTTTGAACAGTTTCATAAACATTTACAGCTCCGATTGGTGGTATATCAATAGTTTGTTCTTTTAATTTATCTTCAATTGCTTTTAAAGCCTCAACTTCAGCTTTATGGAGTGCTGCTGAAATTGCCATTGGGATTGGATTTGGTCCTATGTTCATAATAGTTCCGGGTGCAGGTGGAGTTGAAGGCCAGCCTCCTGGTTTTAATAGGGGGTTTGGTATTGGTGCCATTTCAGCTCCTAACCAATATGCATCAAATGCTGCTGTGTATATTTCTACTAAAAAATTGAAACTCTCATCTCCATTATCTTGTCCTTTTTTAAGTGCGGTTATAATAGCATCTATCATACCTTGAACATTTCCATTCATAACAGGTACACCATATAACATATCTCCACCTCTTTGTATACAACTATGATATTCATTTGCGTAGAATTCAGCAAATGCATCCATATCTTTTCCAAATTGAAAAGACACCATAGATTTTAAAACATTAACTTTAAATAGTGTCCAAGACATTATGATTTACTTAAAAAGTTTTTAGCTGATAATAAGGTTTTTAATTTACCTTTGATTGACATAAATGCCGCTACGTTTGTTGGACCGGGTGCAGTTGGTCCTACTGGAGTTGCATATACTTGCTTTGTTATCTCATCTATCAACTCACCCATTATTTTAACCAATTCACCACCTAATACCATTTTTTGTACGGCTGCACCGGCATCTCCTTCGCCTTTATCTTTACCCAAATAAATTTTACCACCACTATCTGAATTTAAAAATATTTTATTATTACCTTTAGAATGTAATGTTATATTTTTATTAGTGTGTACATATACATCTTTTTCAGCATCTACTGTAAATGTGCCATCTGTAATAATTCCCGTATTTTTTTTACCAAATATTATAAATTCATTTGCTTTAGCTTATAATATAATTCTATCAGAATTTACAAATAATTGGTCACCTGTTAATTTATCAGATGTAGGATATTCTTTAAAAGCATCTTTTGTTTTTTTAATAGTTTCTTTAAATGGAACTTTGACTTTACCAGATGTTAAGTAAATCGATGTACCATCTTCATTGATATCTTCTTCTATTAATTCGCCAATTGGCTTTTCATCTAATTTTGGATTTTGTTTATTTCGTATGAATATAGATGGAGATGATGTCTTATCATCTTCGGTTAAAAATAATTCACTAAAACGAATTGTATTTCCAACTCTACCTTGTAGTATTGTATCTCCTACTTTTGGTTTTAAAAATTTAACCTTTTCGTTTACTTTATATTTTGATTTTTCCGAATCTTGTTTTGCTTTAGTTTGATTAGGCGTACCTGTTTCTTTACTTTCTTTATAATCTTTTGAATTACTACCGCCGGAAGCTGGTGCTATGCTTCTTTCTTTACCTGCCAT